ACGATGATGGTAGCGTCGGGTGCGACTGCCGTTTGATTCATTGCCGTTTGCAACTGGGTGACCGTATCGCCCTTGCCCGTAGGCGTAGCCAATCCTGAGGCGAGAAGAGCCTGCACCTGACCGTTTGGGACGTAGGTATCTAACACGGGCTGCGATGGCGGGATAATGTACCCCGCCTGAGTGAACTCTTTGAATGCCTGACGTAGGGTGATATACCGCCCCCATGGGAACGGTGCAACAACTTCGTAGCCTTTTCCATCCGTAAAGGGCATTGTACGGCGGATATCGTGGTAGTACCCCGAGTCCACAATTCGTTGCTCTATAAAGACACCCTTTTTACCCGTCTGTTTATTTGGCACGTTCGGCTGACCATAAGTTCCCTGCTCGCCTTTGGCGGCTCCCGCTGCTGACGGCATTTCATACGCACCATAAGTGTCATTTTGAATGCGGAAACAGGCAGCCGCGCTGTCTGGCTCTGTGCCGAATGAACTCCCCAGCCTAGTTTGTTGGAGGTTAAGTATGGCCGATTGTGACGGGGTTAGTGCTTGGTCGGGTGTCATCGGAAGAGAAGCGGGTGTCCCCACGAGATTCGCTGGAGAATTCGGAGTCGTCTGCACAAGGCAGGAGTTTGACGAGTTTGTGCTCAGTGCATTAAATGGGGTCGTAGGTGGGGTGAGCGTGTTCACCCCCAAAATCTGTGAAATGGGGGCACTCGTCCACTGAAAGACCAAGTTGGGCTGACTGGCAAAAAGAGGTATAGTGTTTCCTTTGGAGTCCGTACTCTTAGTTGGGATCAGTGGTCGGCGACGGAGGGTGTCGAGGGTCACCGACATGGTTGCCGCTCCCCCTTGACTGTACTGAAGCTGGATCGATTTGATGTACCCGTACATGTCACGATGCGGGATAAAACACGGAAACCCGAGCTTGAGTTCTGGGCGCATCGGAATCGTGAATGAATACGTGCGATATCCTCGGTTAGAACGAACCGTTTCCGCCGCTGCATACGCAAACAAACCATATTTATCGCCGTCGCGAAACCACCCAACAGACCTCGTTGGCTCTTCGCGAAGACCGAACTTCTGCAACTTCGGAATATCGATGTATTCTACGGTTTCAAGAAAGTCCTCGTTCCCGCCGAACTGGAATGACGGACAATAGTTACCCCTCACCGTCATACGAGTTGTACGGATAGCCGCCTGATCTTCGGTCTCTTGCTCACCGAGGATTTCCGACAGGTAGATGACGAATGGATTGTTCGCGGCATTGATCTCCGTTATGGAGTCCCCCATGTTGATGCCCGCACTGGGCTTAGCGGGTGTACCTGAAAGCACACCCTTGGAACCACCACTGCCGCTGTCGGCGGACGGAGAAGTGGCCGATGCAGTTCCAATGTTGTCGTTCGATACATCCAGATTGTACAGCGGGGGTTTGAAAATAATTTTGCCATCGACATCCTGATACCCCTCATACAGGAGGGTGTGAAGGACCTGACGAACTTCATCGAGGCGGTTGATGATCTTGCTGTTCAAAAGCTGAATTGATGCAATCTCCATATCGGGGAGATATTGTCGAATGGCTGGGTACTGTGCATTGCCCGCGCCTCCCCCTATAGGAGGGGCCAATGAATAGTGCGAGAGTTGAGCGGCTTCATTCTCCGTCGCGAATGTACTTTCGTTGTTAGCCCGCTTATTTTGGTCTTGCGTGCCGTTGGCGGGTTTATTGGTCAAGGACAGGGGGTCGAGCGGATCAGTTGGCCCCATTTCCTTGTAGATTACGCCATAAAAATGCACGTCCCTCTGTATGCCTTCGAGAATTTCCTGCCACTTAGGAGCGTACCCCTGCACTACGGACTCGTGGTATGCATCCGTTGGGTCTTTTATCTTCGACCCAAACGCGGGGTTGTTCTGGTTAACGGTGTGGATGTAAAAACCTTCCGTTGAAAGCCTCCGAATGAACATATCGATAATCATCAGGTAGGGGTTGCAGTACGCCAAGTTTGTTTTCGTGGGGACCGTACTCATTGGGGCGTTCGAAATACAAGCGGGAGCCAACTCTACCTGCATCAATTCCAGCATGTGGAGCGTGCCGCTGCACTGTATTTGGATCGCGAGCATCTTTCCGTCATCGGTCGTAGAGATGTGGCTGACTATTCCCTTAAAGACCCTGCGAAGAAGCGTGGAGCCGTCGTTTCCGAAGTAGTAACCCTTCGCAAAAACCTGCACCTGCATCATTGTTTGAACGAGGTTGTTCCCACCCGGCATCTGAAAGAGGTGCTTGGCATGGTTTGGTACGGAAATTTGAATTGACGCGGACGGAATCAGGTTCTCTGTGTCGTACCCAGCGTTGAACGATGTGACATAACCGTTAAAAGACACGACGGTATATGGGTTGTTTGTGCTCTCATCGCTGATGAAGTAGTTCACTAGGTACGGGAATCCCTCAAGATAAACAAGTAGATCGGGAGCCGTCTTGATAATTTCACGCTCTTGAACCGTCTGTGAAATGTTACGAATCACTGACCCCGTGGACGGAGGCGTGGTTGTGCCCGCCGTTCCCGCAGGTGAGTTGCTGGACGGAGTAATCTGATCGGGAAGAGTCGATGTCGTCGGCTGTACGGGCATTATTTACCTCCCAAAAGCGAAACGCTGGGAGCACCGGGCGCTCCACCCGTCGCGGGTACGTTCATCGGACTGAAATCAACCACACTCGGGGATGCCGTAGGTAAGCTGGGTGAACCATTAGCCGTTGTCACCGATGGCGTATTCGGATTCACGTTAGGGGTCGATGGTGGTGCCAGACCCACCGCAGGCAACGGCGGGGGAATGCGCGATGTAAGAGGCAAGTTTGAAATATTGGGGGGATTCACCCACGTGGCGGCGTAAGCGGAGTACGAGTTCCCCCGTTGAAGGTCATTCAAAATCTGATTTTGATACGGCGAGGTGGGGCGGAAACGCTCCTTCCACGCAACGAACGTGAGATTGAAATCCACGAGAAATGGGGCGTCAGCGTTCTGAGAAATCTCTAGTTGTTCGAACATGCCGTACCAAATGAAATTTCCAACCGTGAGTTCTACGTCTTGGTGCATTTTTATACGGCGGCGAGCGAAGTCGGCGGCGAGCGGACCCTCTGCCGTTTGCTCCCCCTCAAACCAATACCCATTGTTTTCAAAGACCACCTGAAGTTGTTCCAGATTGCGGTAAGACAGGCTGTATTGCTGATATCGGTCTGTGAGTCCGAATGCCCAGTATTGTCCCGCCGTCTTCCCGTTGAGTGTGATTGAAACAGAGTCTTCACCCCAAACACCAAACTGCCAGCCTGCGCGAGCGAAAGCCTGCGCGTCGAGCGTTGAACGGCTAATCTGAACCTGACTTGGGTTAATGAGAAACCGATAAACCGCATTGGTAGTAGCGTCTGGTGAGCCCGTCGCCGTCTGCCCACGGTTCAAAAGACGAACCGTCACGTAGTCCACGTAAGGTCTCAGTTTGGTATGGACGTAAAAGTCGTCGTATTGAACGAGCTTGGTTCGACCTGTGGTGGTATCGTACCCCAAGTCTTCGGGGGATTCCATACCCGAAGCATCGTAAGCCTTTTCAAACTGATCGCTCATCGCGTCGGGGTTGATGGGGATAGGAAGAATACGCTTTTCCCCACGGATGGGGAGTGTCTTCACCGAACCCGCAGGGGTGTTGGCCGTTACCTGATTCTTTACGTCGCTGATGTCGTTTGTGTCGTTTGAGTTTGCCATTATGAACCTGTCGGCGGCGGAATTACGTCAGGCGGACCCAACGACGGTATTTGACGAGTGTTGATCGGAATATTCGTCAGCGTGGGAGCGGGCTGAATTGGGTAGTAGTACGCCGTGAGCGTGCGCTCCACTTGGAATGTGAAATTGAAAGTCCACTGGAACGGTTTGTCGGCGTCCATCGTCCAAGAAAGCGATTTGAAGTACCCCTGATACAAATTATTCCTAAACGCCATCACGACGTATCCCTTGGACCGCACGTCGTTATTACGGGCGTTCTGTTGAAAGCTGGACGCACCCGAATTTTGTTGCCATACAGACGGTGCGGGCTGGGTCTGAGTCAACTGAGTGGGATCGGTCGTCGTTTTCGTTGTGTACCACACGTTGCCGTTCATCTGAAACAATTTCAGAAACTCGGTGAAAGCGTCTTGAGCCGCCACACGATACGCTTCTGGGTTCTGTGCGACTGCTTGCTCCACATCGGGGTCGTTGCTGAACGCCATGCCGACCTTCGTAGCGATGTCGTCTGTGGTTGTGGCGGTGCTGAAATAATCTGTAAGGCCGAACTGGTTCAGGAAGACGCCCGTGGAAGCCGATCCCGTGATGGTGTCGGCAGCCATGCCCCAAAAAGTGATGTGCATTCCCGTGCGCGTGGGCTGACGATTGAAAATGTGTTTGCTCAGAATGCTGTAGTTCGT